GTCTCGTACTCCTAGATCTGCAACTTGTGTTCGTAGAACAAAGTCACAGAGAAAATTCCTTATTTGGATGCTTCTTTTTGAATTTGGGTCAAGCACAACATTACATTTGTAAAAGTTACTTTTACAAATGGGGTATTCACAATGCCGAAGCTTGCTACTTGTTAGAGAAATCTTCCCCTTTTAGGGGACAGTTGGGAATCAGTATTTTATACTGTATACGATTGTCCATCCGATCTGTCTATTAGTTTGTAGAAGTACAATAATAGCTCCGTAAATAGACCACCGATCTCGGCCTTGAAATAGAGGACCGATCCCGGCGTTGATACGCATAATGGAAAAATCAAATCCTTTTCCCATTATGAAAGATAGAACGACTTTAAGGGGGGCCAACAATATGGCTTTCCTAGGTAAGTGTGGGTTAGCCCCTTCACTTCACAGTGACGTCTTGTAAGACGACCTGCAGCCTTCCTTTTCTTTCTGGTCTAGTTGGGTAGGACCCGACTTAGCCAAATGGTAATCCCGATCGGGACCAACATTTGTCTAGGAACTAGAGGATTGAAACGGGGGAAACTGAAGTGTTGTATTGTCTTTCAGGTTTTGCGTCGTGATTTCTTTAACTCTGACTATCCAATTTAAATGGAAAGGTACAGGTTTAAAAATCTACACTCGGCTGAAGTGCTAATACCTCTTCAGAAAAGCCCCATCGTGGGTCTGAGTCCGCTGTTTATATTGATGGTAGTTAGAGGATTTAGTATCCTTCTAACTGTTCATCTTATAAAGATTAGGTCTTACCAGCTCATGGGTGGATATCAATTTACTAAATTAGAAGTAGTCAAGGTGCGTCATCTTTTACTGTGAGATGTAAACAGTAGAAGTTGATGTATTAAGCTGCCGTCTAGAGGGATTCCCCTAAGAAGGATGCAAAGATCTCTAGTGATATTATAGGAATTGATTTTCCACCCGTTGGGGGAAGTTTGTTACCTCATTCCCAAGTTCGATTTATAGTCTAAATTTAGAAATTACTAAATCTTTAATTATTTAAATCATTACTCAAAACTTTCAAAATAAACCTTTCCTTGCATCGCTTGATGCATTTAAAGAACTTATTGCGAAACAGAAAGGCCTTATAACAGGTCTGGCCGCCGTAAAAGGCGGCCGTGGATTAATCAATTATTTGCTTTCGCTTAATCGGTTAATCTATGCTAAGTGTCCTTCTAAAAGTGATGTAAAAATCATAAAGTACTTCTGTAAAGAAGTATTTAGACTAGTGAAGGGTAATAATATACCTTTTGCTATAAAATATCTGAAAACATGTTCAGTACTGTTACAGCAGGCAGTGGCTAGACATCCAAAACAGAACCCCCGTATTGTAGGATCTGTTGCAGTTGCCTTGACACGTGCCGGTCTTCCAAGAATGATACCCCATCTACAAAGGGTACTCATCCGTAAAGGTCAACCTGAAGTAATTCGGTTATGGCTTTCTCTCTTTAATATCAACCGTTATTTAGAGAGTGTCCATGATCTTTCAAAAGCAACTTCCACCATTATAGCTCCAGGGGTGGGATGATCACCCACTCCTGATTTCTATAGGGCAGTATCTTGCTTCTGAAAATCGCTTCCGGTCCCTAAATGGCTGAAAAGGGATAGTGCCATTGAACATAGTGTACCTCACCTTTTTGATTCAGTAGCGAGTAATATCTCCGCTAAGGATCATGTAAAGGGTAGTTCATTATATTCAGTGGTCAAATCTATTCAGGCATGAAGGGTTTGACCTTACGTATGAGCCAATACCCGTAAAGATTGGGTTAGTTCAAGGGACTTAAGAGTAGCTAGATTACCATTCTATCTTGGTATCCTCCTTGATAGATTCTGACCCATGGGTAAAGCTATGATATTAGGTAGTGTCTATTGGAATCCAATAGACCCTACTGATATCACTGCGACACCTATTGCGTCAGTAAGTAAATCTTTGGATTCTCCCAGATTTGCTTTAGTTAATCCTGCTACGAGTCCTAGGTCTTCTTGAGTGAGACCTGGGGTTCACCTTATGACCAAACTGGGTGCCCCTCTTGGGCGTTTAGTGATGCTGAAGGAGGCGGCGGGTAAAGTTCGTACTATTGCGATCGTTGATCCAATAACGAACTGGGCCTTGAAGCCTATCCATGAGTGGGTCTTTAAAATTTTAAAGTATCTTCCTCAAGATGGGACTTTTGACCAGGATAAACCTCTTGATATTCTACTTTCTTTAAGTAAAAAATCTAAGGATAAGTATATCGGTTGTTGTGACATGACTGCCGCAACTGACCGTTTACCTGTTATCCTGCAAGCACACCTTCTTTCCCACATTTTGGGTTGAAGGTTAGCTGAGGCATGAATGAAACTCCTAGTTGTCCGTCCCTATAACTTACATTTTAAAAATGTATACTATGCGGTTGGGCAACCTATGGGGGCTCTTTTATCCTGAGCTATGCTTGCTCTTACCCATCATTTCCTTTGACAGTGGGCAGCATGACGTGCTGGTTATCTCCCTTATGGTAAGTGATTTAGCCAGTATGCCGTATTAGGTGATGATTCTGCTTCTCGCCATGAGAAGGTGGTTGCGGAATATCTCCTAATTGTTTCTGAAATTGGTGTAACGGTTAACATTAGCAAGTCTCTGCTCTCCCCTATGGGGTGTGTGGAGTTTGCTAAGCGTTTCCTTACACATAGGGGGGTATGTACTCCTATTTCCATTGGAGAGATCTTTGTCTCACGTGTTTCTTTCTCTGTCATGTCTAATTGAAAGCGTAAGTATAGTAATATACGTATTGCTGATCTATTTTACATAATGGGTTATAAACATCGTGTTACGGGCTCTATCCTTCGGAAGTGAAATACTCTCCCAAAAAAAGCCAGAAACATGCTTATTGTTATAACATCACCGTGGGGGGCTTTCCCTACCTCGTCATTCTCTTCCTGGTTAAAGATGACAGGGCTGGGTAGTCCTCCTATTGTGATGCTCAAATTTCCGGGTGTTACGCTCCTAGGACTCGTTTCCGCCCTTCAATTGAAGGCTCAGAAGCGTGTTCTGGCTAATTCTCTCCCGCTCCAAATGTTTGGTATTGGAGCTGATAAGTTAACTGCCAATGTCCGTCACTTTGATCCCAAGACGGCCATTGCTGTCCTTATTGCTTCGTACGAACCTGCTAGAAAGGAAACTTTCAAACAGGCTCGTGAGATAAATACCGCTCTTCTTAACCTTTCTAAAGTGTTAAGAAGACGTTGTTTTTTCATTGAAGACTTGGAGTTGGATGAGCTTTATGGACAATTTATTCTCTTGGAGAATAAATTATCAGCTCTCACTGTGTCTACGTACGAACAGTCGGTTGAAAAACCGTTTGTGGTACCTAGTCCACGGAAAATTGTGTCTCTGTATAATAAGTTTGAAAAAGTTGGAATTTCTGACTTTTCAAACAAAAACCGGAGATTCCTAAAAAGGAATAAAAAAGTTAAATCATTGGTTTAACTTTAGTTAGATAGATCCTTATGCCTAAAGTGACAATGTGTATCTCTAATCAAGAGTAAAATTGCCACAACGAGTTAGGTGCTTCCAATGTGCGTGTAAACCTAGAGCTGAACTTGATTAGACTTTATTAATCCATTATATACTATACTAAGATATATAATGGCTAGTCTATAAGGATGTTTACATCTTCCTCTCTGAAGAGAGAGGTTAGGGTAGGTAAGCTAGGGGGAGCGTGTAGTCATTGGTTGTGAGGGTCTTGATGGTGCATTCCTTTTTTAACCATAACTATAATACAGAAATCAGTATTATTGATTAACATCAGAATGACCAAGGGAAACCGAGTAATCCATGTAATTGTGGGTTGCGTTTAGTCATTCAACTCGATACTCATTGAGTATCATAGAAGAAAACACTTAGATAAATAGCGCATAAGATCGCTAAATGCTTCTAAGCACAACCCTGTATCATAAAGTCCATGGTCAAACATGGCGGCCGTGATACAGTAGTTCCAGTCGAA